TAGAAGATGATAAATTAATCATACAAGATTATGATACGATTGCGGAATTAACAACTTTTATTCAAAAGGGTAATTCATTCCAAGCGGAAGATGGATGCCATGATGATCTTGCCATGTGTTTAGTAATGTTTGCATGGATGGCTATGCAAGAATACTTTAAAGAGATGCATGATAATGATGTAAGAGCTAGGATATATGCGGATCAAAGAGATTCAATAGAACAAGACATGGCCCCATTTGGGTTTATCAATGATGGGCAAGAGGAAGATGTTATTGTAGATGCTCAGGGGGAGCGATGGGAAGTTGCGGAATATGGAGATGTACAGCACATGCTAGACTTTAGGTAAGATTTCAAAAATATAAATAATCTTAGTTAACCGCTATCGGGATTTAATCGGAGTTTATAAACATGGCAGCCAATCAATCATCGCCAGGTATAGTTGTACAGGAGAGAGACCTGACTACTATTACCAGTCTAGCAACAGCAAATGTGGGTGTATTAGCAGCTCCATTTGAATTAGGTCCTGTTGAAGAGGTAGTTCAGATCTCATCTGAAAAACAGTTATCGGAAGTATTCGGAGAGCCTAACGATTATAATTTTGAGTATTGGTTTACTGCAGCACAGTATCTTGCATATGGTGGTGTTCTTAAAACAATTAGGGTTGCATCTACTGCACTGAAGAATGGTGTTAATACAGGTACTGCTCCTTTAGTTACAAATTTAGATAATTACGAAGCTTCTTGGGAAGGTTCAAATAACAACTGGAACTGGGCAGCTAGAACTCCAGGACATAAAGGTAACTCAATCGGTATATTTGTAACAGACTCTGGTGCTGACCAGATTGCTGTACTACCAGCTCCTGGTTCAGGTAACGAGCATGAGTTTGTTGCTGATGCTGCAGTTTCTGCATCTTCAGGTGCTGCTGGTAAAGTATTCAAGTACAGCATACGTTTAACTGTTGATACTGTTGTTGGTACATTCACTCCTGGTGCTACTACTACAATTAATATCGGTGGTTCTCAAGAATCAGTTGATGTTCTTGCATGGGATTCAAATAATAAAAAATTAGAAATAGGACTTCCTAGTGGTGGTGTTACTGGTATCATCGCTGATGGTCAAACAATTACTGCTGGTACTAATACTGCTGTTATCACAACAGGTGGTATTGAGCGTCAACTATACGTAGCACTCAATAAGGACAGCATTGATTTTGCTGCTTCTGATGTTGTTGCTGATACAAACTCTACTAACGTAACTATTACTACAGTTCGTGTTGAGTATAACGAGCGTGAGTATCTTCCTGGTGTTAAGTGGATTAATGTTGCTCCACGTCCAGGAACTTCACAATCAATTGCTGGTCAAGGTGGATTCCGTGACGAACTACACGTTGTTGTAGTTGATGTTGATGGTGGACTAACTGGAACTGCTGGTGCTGTTCTTGAGCGTTTCGTTGGAATGTCTAAAGCATCTGATGCTAAGACTTCTGTTGGTGAAACTAATTACTACGTTACTGTAATTAAGCAACGTTCTAATTACATCTATTGGGGTAATCATGAGACTGGATTGTTCTCTGCAACAGGTACTGCTTCAGATGGTAACTGGGGATTAACTGGTGTAGGTCGTCAGTTTAACCTACTACGTTCATCTGCTGGTACTAATGATTTCCCAGGTGGTTCTTTCACAATCGGTTCTAAGAATAACGCAACATTCTACTACAGACTTGCTGATGGTGTTAGTTACTCTGTTTCTAGTGGTGAGTACAGTGTATCAAGTACTGATGTTGAGAGTGCATATCAATTAGTCTCTGACCCAGAGTCACAGACCATTGATTATATTCTTACTGGTCCTTCTGGTGTTGATGATGGAACTGCTAAGGCTAAAGTAACTGCTCTAACAAGTATTGTTGAAGAGCGTCGTGACTGCCTATTATTTGTTTCTCCACGTAGAGCAAATGTTGTTGGTGTAAGTAATTCACAACAACAAACAGAGAACATCGAAAGTTTCTTTAAACTATTACCAAGTTCTTCTTACGTTGTATTCGATTCAGGTTATAAGTACATCTATGATAAGTACAACGATCTTTATCGTTACGTTCCATGTAACGGTGACGTTGCTGGTTTATGTTTACAAACAACTGAGACTGCAGAACCTTGGTTCTCACCTGCTGGTTTCCAACGTGGTGTTCTAAGAAATGCAATCAAACTTGCATTTACACCTAACAAGACACAGAGAGATACACTTTATGCTAACAGAATTAACCCAATAGTTTCCTTCCCAGGACAAGGTGTAGTTCTATATGGTGATAAGACTGCTCTATCATATGCTTCCGCATTCGATAGAATAAACGTTCGTCGTTTATTCCTTACAATAGAGAGAGTTATCTCTGGTGCTGCTAAGTCACAACTCTTCGAGCAAAACGATGAGTCACAAAGAGCACTGTTCTTAAATATTGTTGAACCTTACATGCGTGATGTTCAAGGTCGTCGTGGTGTAACTGATTTCTTAATCAAGTGTGATGGTGACAATAACCCAGCTGAGGCTATAGACCGTGGTGAATTCTACGCAGAGGTTTTTGTGAAACCAACTCGTACTATTAACTACATCACCCTAACATTCGTTGCTACACGTACTGGTGTTGCATTCAGTGAAGTTGCTCAATAAATAATCCTGAGTTCGAGATGGATTCAAAATAGCGGAGGAAACTCCGCTATTTTTTATGTCTAAAAATATTCATTATACTAAATATAAAGGACAGGATTAAACCAAAGGGAATTTTACTATCATGGCTAATAGAGGATCACTTGACAGTTTTAAAGCTGCGGTTACTTCGGATTTTGCAAGACCCAATCTGTTCCAAGTTGACTTGGCATTCCCTACTGGGATTATATCAGGTTCAGCAGAACTTGCAAAACTAGGTGCATTTACAATTAGGGCAGCAAACTTACCAGCATCTCAAATAGGTGTTATAGAAGTACCATTTAGAGGACGTGTATTAAAGATTGCTGGAGACAGAACATTTGAACCTTGGACAATTACTGTTCAGAATGATAGTAAGTTCTTATTAAGAACAGCATTTGAAACATGGGCAGCAGCTATACAGGCATATAACGAGAACTATACTTCAACTACTGAGTCAGGTAACGCTCTTAACGATACTGATGATGCAGTTGGTTACTTTGCTGACATGGAAGTTCACCAGTTATCACGTGATATCAAGACTGATGACAATCCAAATATTCTTAAGTCTTATAAGTTCTACAATGTATTCCCAAGTTCTATTGCTGCAATAGATCTAGACTTCGGTAATAACGATGCTGTTGAAGAATTTACAGTTGAACTCCAGACTCAGTACTGGACTCCAATTGTTAAAAACGCCTAGTTTGGAAACTACCTAAATAAGGTAGGAACAATAAGTTTTTAATAATGTCGCAGCTCTTTGGATTTTCACTAGAGAGAGCAAAGAAGGTTCCGAAGGGGCCTTCTTTCGTTCAAAAGGATAGTTTAGATGGGTCACAACCTATTGCAGGTGGTGGGTACTTTGGCTATTCTATTGATCTTGATGGAGTAGTAAGAAATGATTATGACCTTATATCAAGATATAGGGAGATGGTTTTACAACCAGAATGTGATAGTGCAGTAGATGATGTAGTCAATGAGACTATATGTGGTAACTTTGATGACGTTCCAGTCTCTGTAGAATTATCAAATTTAAAAGTATCTGAAAAAATTAAGAAGTTAATCCGTGAGGAGTTCGATGAAATCCTCCGTCTTCTTGATTTTGAAAACAGGTCATACGAAATCTTCCGTCGATGGTATGTTGATGGGAGACTTTTTTATCATAAGGTTATAGATCCTAAAAACCCTAAAGGTGGATTGATAGACCTTAGATATATTGACCCTCGTAAGATTCGTAAAGTAACTGAGTATGAGGAAAAGAAACCCGATCAACTTCGGGGTATGGATCTTAATACTCAACTCACGCAAAGAGCAGCATCTTATTTCTTATACAATCCAAAAGGATTAAAGAATAGTACCAACCAAGGTATGAAGATTGCTCCCGATTCTATTACATATTGCCATTCAGGTGTTCAAGACCTTAACAAGAATATGGTCTTGTCTCATTTGCATAAGGCAATTAAGGCAGTCAATCAATTAAGAATGATTGAAGACTCTCTTGTTATCTACAGATTATCAAGAGCACCAGAAAGAAGAATTTTCTATATCGATGTAGGTAACCTTCCTAAGAATAAAGCGGAACAATATCTACGTGAGGTAATGGGTCGTTACAGAAATAAACTTGTATACGATGCAAACACTGGTGAGATAAAGGATGACAAGAAGTTCATGTCCATGTTGGAAGACTTCTGGTTACCTAGAAGAGAAGGTGGAAGAGGAACTGAGATTACTACATTACCTGGTGGTCAGAACCTTGGAGAACTAGAAGACGTTAAGTACTTCCAGAAAAAACTATACAAATCACTCAACGTTCCTAACTCAAGATTAGAGACAGAGACTACATTTAACATTGGTCGTGCTGCTGAGATCACAAGAGATGAGGTTAAGTTCCAGAAGTTTGTTGCAAGATTGCGTAAGAGATTCTCTGAATTATTCACAGATCTTTTAAAGACGCAGTTAATCTTAAAGGGTATTCTTACTCTCGAAGATTGGGAAAGTATGAAGGAGCATGTTCAGTTTGATTATATCGCTGACAACTACTTTACTGAACTCAAAGAGATTGAAATCCGCAATGAAAGGATGAATGAAGTTGCCAACATGGATCCTTATGTAGGTAAGTACTTCTCTGCTGATTATATCCGTCGTCAAGTTCTTAAGCATACTGATGTTGAGATTAAAGAAATCGACAAACAGATTAAGCAAGAGATAGCAGACGGAATTATTATGGATCCTATGGCAATGCAAGCATTGGAAATGGGAATCGGGGAAGATCCTATGACGGATTCAACCGCATTAGCTGGTGAAAATGGTGCAGCAAATGGGGGTTCGACAGCGGACCCAAAGTCTAGTATTTCTTCTGGCGATCAGAAGAGAGCTGAATTTTAATAAATAAAAATAACGTGGGGATTATTATGCCTAGTGAAATAGCAAATACAATTGTAAATCACATCTTTAGCGATGAGAAATCTAAAGCTATTGATGCGACTAATGATGCTTTAAGTGCAGCAGCATATGATGCAATTGAAGCAAAGAAACTTGAATTTGCAAAAGAGTGGGGTTTTGACCAGAATCAAACTGGTCAAGCAACTGCTGATGAAATTGCGGATAAAGTCTTTGATGGTCAAGAACCACCAGAGGTTGCACCTACTGCAGGTGAAATAGCAAATGCAGAACAGGAACAAGTGCCTGACCCACTACCACCAAATACTGCGGTGGTTGATTCTATCGAACCTATAGAGGAACCAAAAAATGAGACTGATAGCTGAAGAAATAACCGAAGTTAATTTTATAGCTGAGGAGAAAGAAGGTAAAAAGTCACACTTTATTGAAGGTGTCTTCCTTCAGGCTGAGATAGCAAATAAGAATGGTCGCAAGTATCCATTCAAAACACTTGAACGTGAAGTTGCTAAATATGATGAGGCACACATTCGCAAGGGTCGTGCTCTCGGTGAGTTAGGACATCCAGATGGACCTTCCATCAATCTGGATAAAGTTTCTCATAAGATAGAATCTCTTAAGGCAGAAGGTAATAATTTTATTGGACGTGCAAAGATTCTTGATACACCTAACGGAAGAATTGCAAAATCTCTTCTTGATGAGGGTGTAAAACTTGGAGTTTCTAGTCGTGGTATGGGTTCTCTTAAACAACAAGAGGGCGTTAACATAGTACAAGATGACTTTATGCTTGCAACTGCTGCTGATATAGTAGCAGATCCATCAGCACCTGATGCTTTTGTTGATGGAATTATGGAAGGAAAAGAATGGGTTTGGGATAATGGCATACTAAAAGAGTCTGCTGTTGCTCAAATAAAGCAAGAAATTGATCAAGCAACCCTTATAAACATTCAAGAACGGAAGGTTTCCGCATTTGATAAGTTTCTAAAGAGTTTGTGATTTATAAATAAATAAAGACAACGCAATGCTAATCGGAGTTTAAACAAATGTCTGAGACCTCTACTAAAGAGCTAGATAATATGGAACAGGTGAGCGAAGACGCAGCTACTGGTTCTACAGCAATCAAGAAAGGTGCAACCGCAGGAGAAAAGATCGATACTTCTGGGGGAAATTATACTGATATCGGTGGTTCTGATTCTAAATCAGAAGAAGGTGCTAAGGGTACTAAGAACCTTGGTGCATCTGCTGCTGGTTCAACCGCTAAAGAAGGAGACAAGTCTATTAAGACGAAGCCTTCAGATGCAGGTACTGGTAATGTAAGTGCTGGATTATCTGGAAAGATCTTTGACAGTGAGGAAAAAGATGGCGAAACAATCTCCGAAGAACCCAAAGAGGAAGAGACCACTGAAGCCAAGTACGACTTTAGTGAAGATGTTGACGCTCTTGTCGCTGGTCAAGAACTAGATGAAGAGTTCAAGACTAAAGCAAAGACAATCTTTGAGGCAGTCGTAACCCAAAAGGTTAACGAGGAAGTCAAAGCGTTGCAAGAAGCCTTTGAAGGCACTCTTACAGAAGAGGTCGAAAAGGTTAAAACAGAATTGGCCGAAAAGGTTGATGACTACATCTCTTATGCTGCAAAGCAATGGTTAGAAGAAAACGCACTTGCTGTGGAGCATGGCATTAAGACAGAGATGGCCGAATCATTCTTTACTGGTCTTAAAAAGCTATTCGTGGAACAGAACTTTACTGTACCCGAAGACAAATTCAACCTGCTTGATGGCATGGCTGAAGAGTTAAATGATATGGAAACAAAGCTCAACGAACAGATCGACTCCAATGTCTCATTGAATAAGAGAATTGGGGAGTTTGTTAAAATGGAAATTGTGAACGAATGTGCCAGTGGACTTGCTGAAACCCAAAAGGAGAAGCTTGTCTCATTAGCAGAAGGGGTTGAGTTTGAAACTGAAGAAGACTTCCGCAAGAAAGTCGAAACTATCAAGGAATCATACTTCACTAGGAAGGCTGAAGTTGTTGCTGAAACAACTGAACCCACCGAAGAAGGTTCTGCTCCTTTGGTAGAAGAAACCACACCTAGTGGCTCTATGGGTAAATACGTAGATGCACTATCTAGATGGTCAAAATAATTAATTAAACTACTACAAATTTTGGAGAAAAATGGCTGACATTAAACAACTCCAGGAGAAGTGGGCCCCTGTACTGAATCACGACGCTCTTCCAGAGATCGAAGATTCATATAAAAAAGGCGTAGTCGCACAACTTCTAGAGAACCAAGAAAAAGCAATCACAGAAGAAGCAGGTATTCTTAACGAGACTCTTCAGACTGTTGGTACAGGTGGATACGGTGCAGATGCAACTGCCACTGGTCCTGTTGCTGGTTTCGACCCCGTACTAATATCATTGATACGTCGTTCAATGCCTAAGCTAATTGCTTATGACATTGCTGGTGTACAACCAATGACTGGTCCTACTGGACTTATCTTCGCAATGAGAACTGCCTATGGTAGTGAGAGAAGCCCTGCTTCATCTGACTTCCGTGAAGCATTCTTCAACGAGCCTAACGCTGGTTTCTCAGGTGGTCCTGGAACTGGTCTTAGTAACTATGACGTTAATGCATCTGATGCTACTAACGACGCTCAAGGTAACAACCCTGCTGTTCTTAACGATAGTTCTCCTGGAACTTACGAGCAGACTGGTGATGGTACTGGAATGGCAACAACCACTGCTGAAGCTCTAGATGACGGTGCTGCTAATACAGCGTTCCGTGAGATGGGATTCAGCATAGAGAAAGTAACTGTTACAGCGAAATCTCGTGCGTTGAAAGCTGAGTACAGCATCGAGCTT